TCTGGAAGCATCACGGATGATGGTGAAGGAAATCTTTTTTTAAATGGAGGTAAAGTTGGAGATATTATATATGAACATGGGATGGCAGTTTTAACAGCTATTTCATCATCAATAGTAAATACTTTTTATGGTTCTACTTTATATGGTGCCGGTGTATATGGGGGAGGTCAATTAGCAGGATTAAATGATATTTTACAAGGAGGGAACATTACATGTTCTTTTGAAAGTACAATGACAATATATGAATCCCAACATAAATGTACTTTTAACCCAAATGAATTTAATTATACCCAGAACCCCTCAGCAATATCAGGTAGTGCAAATAGTGGTATAGTACAAGACTTTTTAACAAGTTCATATTTTGAACCTTACATTACAACTGTAGGATTATACAATAATTCTAATCAATTAGTAGCTGTAGGAAAGTTATCACAACCTTTACAAAGTTCTAATGTTACTGATACAACTATATTAGTTAACTTAGACTTATAATATTTATAAACATGGCAAAAACATTATCCTCTCAATCTATAGAAACAACTCAAACTGTTGAGGCATGGCATGTAACCCAATCAATAGACGCTTTTACAGGTACAGAAGCATATAACCTTAGTCTTTCAGGTTCTTTACATATAACAGGATCTATATATGGTCAACCTGGGATAATAAACCAACTAACAGCTTCATACGCAGAATTTGCAGTTTCGGCATCTCATGAAATAACACATGAATTATCTTCTAGTCATGCTATTTCTGCAGATACAGCATCTTTAGCTAACACTGCTAGCATAGCTAATGCTGTTGCAGCTACTAACATTATTCAACCTTTTACTAATATAACATCTTCAGGAGATATAAGCTCAAGTGGCACTGTTATTGCTAAATCTGGATCATTTTCTCATTTAGTAGGAAATTCTCCAATTACAATTGCATCTCCTACTACCTTTTTACAACCTGTAACTGCATCTTTTACTGTAAGTGCTAGTAATGGTTTATTTATTAGTTCCTCTTTACAAGCTACTGCTTCCCAAATATTAGTATATGATACTTCATCAGGGAAAATTTCTTTCTCAGATTTTCCAATACAAACTGCTGTATCAGGTGGAACAGTAACTGTTGGTGATATAGATTCAGAATTAGAACTTGAAGGTGATGGTATTAAGTTAGATGGTTCTAGTGGTGGAACTTCAACTGGGGGTAAGCTTGATGTAAAAAGTGATGGTGATATAGATGTACAAGCTGGACAATCAACCTCAGTAATTAATTTTAAAGATAACTCGGGTGCAGTTAAAGCAAATTTTATAGCCTCATCAGAAACACTTACAATTGGTACTAATACTATTCGTTTAAGTGGATCTGGAGATATAAGTGCGAGTGGTGATTTACAAATGAGACATTCAACAGCATCAGCACAATTAATAACATCTAAGGGTCCCGATGTTGAAGATCTTTTAACAGTATTATCTCCACCATCTGCAAATTTTGATGATACGGGTAGTGCCGCAGTAAATGTAGATCTTTCAGGTTCTGTTAGTGCCTCAAATGCTTATGCTTTAAAACTAACATCACCAGATAATAATACATTTGGTATAAAATCAGATGGAAGTATTTTAAGTGGAGATGTATCAGGTAGTGCAACCTCAACAGCATCCTTTGGAACTTATGAAGGTGATGGACAATATTTAACAAACACAGACCCATTTCCATATACAGGTTCAGCAATTATATCAGGTTCAACAGAATTAGTAGGACCTGTAAATATAACGGGATCAACTATAATATTTTCATCAGGCACCCCAGGATTAACAATTCAATCTAATAGTGATGTAACCGAAGAAACTAAAATATATGATGCTAAGATTGCATTAGAAGATTCAGGATTAGAACAAGTTGTTATAAAATCTAATTCTGCTACTAGTACAATGTTTGGTAATATTTCATTACGAGCTGCAACTTTAGCGTATGGATTTTTAGCAGCTCATAATTACCATTCTGCCAATAGAATAAGTTGGTTATCATCTGGTATTAGATTAGGCGAAAGATTATCAGATCCAGATTCATCCCCAAATCAAACATCTCCTTTTGTTCTTAGCGCTACAGGTAGTGTAGGGTTTGAAGGTAATACTCAAATAACAGGATCATTAGAAATTACAGGTAATGTATCAGGTAGTGCAACCTCAACTGCATCCTTTGGAACTTATGAAGGTGATGGACAATATTTAACAAACACAGACCCATTTCCATATACAGGAGATGCTACAATAACAGGATCATTAATAATATCAGGATCATTTAATGCCTTTAGATTAAACACAACTGATGTAATATTAGGAGAAGGTGCAGGAGCTCTTTCTACTATAAATGGCCCTCGTAATGTATTTGTTGGATACCAATCAGGATATTCTAATACAAATGGAGACGATAATGTAGCAATTGGATATCAGGCTGGATATGGGTTACATAATAATGCCTCAGATAGTAATGTATTTGTTGGTAAATTGGCAGGAGGAGGAGGAACTTCTGGAGCTGCCAGAATGTCAGATGCTAATAGTAATGTTGGTGTAGGAAGTCAAGCATTATTATATCTTAGTACAGGAGATAGTAATATAGCAATAGGAGCAGCAGCAATGAGAGGTAGTGGAGCTGCTATGTCTGCTACACAAAATATAGCTTTAGGTGTATCTGCTTTATTTAAGACAGATTCAGGTGATAATAATATAGGTATAGGATATAATGCAGGATTAGATCAAACTACTGGTGATGGAAACATAACAATAGGATCAGGTAGTTTAGGTATAGCAGGAGAATCAAACCAACTTAGAATTGGAAATGGTAATAGTTTAGTTACTATATCTGCCTCATTAGCAACAGGAGATTTAATATTTGCAAGCACAGCATCATCCCCAATCTTTTCAGGTAAGTTTGAAGGTGATACTTCAGGTTCAAGTGTAAGTACAGGAAATGTAATAACTACAACTTTAACAGCTTCAGGAGAAATAAGTGCTAGTGATATATATGCTACTAATCTATATGGAGCAGATGCAGTTTACCATAAAGATGATGCTAATACTGGAATTGTATTTTCAAGTGATACTATAAAACTAAGAACAAATAATATAGAAAGTATTCATCTTTCTACAACATCAAATTTATTTGGGAATGATCAAGATCCAACTATAATTTCAGGATCTAGTTTAACCGTAGACACAAGTAATACAACTATAACAGGTAGTTTAAATGTAACAGGTTCTATAGAGATGGCATTACCTTCAGGTTCAGGAGCTTCTTACCAATCATTTGGGGTACCAGGATATTTTAAAACAAGATTTGGTCAAAATGATTCAGATTTTGAAATATATCGTGATAATTTTATAACATTACAATTTAACAACGCAGGCTCAGATCAAATAGAAGGATCAATTTTAACAGATCCATCAGCAGGAGAAATTCATGTTACAGTTAATAATGAAGGAACTTATACATATTTAGATAAACAGGTATCAGATGGTATTTTTGATATAGATGGTAGTTTCGGAAATGATGAAATAAGTGTTATCTATATGAGATCCCCTCAAGATGATTCATGGCCTTTTTATAAAATTACAGTAATAAGTGCAAATGCTACTTCAGGAGCTTCAATTACACTCTTATTAGAAAAATTCATATAAAACAATAAGTTTAACTAAAACATTTTTATGGAATGGATAAATACAAATGGAGAACAAATCTCCAGTATATCAGACTTCCCAGATAACACATTCGGATTTATTTATAGAGTAGTACACAAACCAACAGGCAAAGCTTATGTTGGTAAAAAAGTATTATATTTTAATCGCAAAGTTAAACTAACTAAAAAAGATTTAGCAATGTATGAGGGTGTAGTAGGTAGAAAACCTTCATACAAACTAGCTATAAAAGAATCAAACTGGCAAACTTATTGGGGTTCAAATAAACTACTTAAAGAAGTAATGGATTTAGAACCAATAGAAAACTTTGAACGTCATGTTATTAAAACAGCACCCAATAAAAAATTACTAACATACTACGAAACAAAATACCAATTTGTACACCAAGTACTAGAAAACCCAGACGAATACTTTAACGACAATATTTTAGGTAAGTTTTTCACAAAAGATTTTGATTTATAAAATATCTTTCGTATATTATAACCTATGATTAATGAACTGCTAGTTAACCTAGTAAATTCGGTTTTAGGAACAGGTAAAAGAACGGCACGAGGTAATCAATCTTATCACTGTCCATTTTGCAATCACCATAAACCAAAATTAGAGGTTAATTTTACTGAAAATAAAAAGGGTCATAATCCATGGCATTGTTGGGTATGTGGGAAGAAGGGTAAAACTGTAAAAGCTTTATTTAATCAAGCTAAAGCAGCACCTGAAAAATTTAATGAACTATTTAAACTAGTAAAAACTGGCAGTGAAGTAGAAGAAGTTATAGTAGAAAACATAGTAGAACTTCCAAAAGAATTTAAACAAATTATAGGTAATACCGATTTAACTGCAAAACAAGCATACAATTACCTTAAAAAACGAAATCTAACAGATGACGATATTATAAAATACAATTTAGGGTATTGTGATTTTGGAAGATATTCTAACATGATTGTTATACCATCATATGATAAAGATGGTTCATTAAATTATTTTACAGCACGATCATTTGAAAAGGATCCATATATTAAATATAGAAACCCAGACTGTTCAAGAGACATAATACCATTTGAATTATTTATAAATTGGGATTCACCATTAATATTATGTGAAGGTCCATTTGATGCAATGGCAATAAAACGAAATGCTATACCTTTACTAGGTAAAAACATACAATCTACACTATTAAAAAGAATAGTACAATCTACTGTTAAAAAAATATACATAGCATTAGATACTGATGCTATAAAACAAGCACTTAAACATTGCGAATATTTTATAAACCAGGGTAAAGAAGTTTACCTTGTTGAATTAGAAGGAAAAGATCCAAGTGATTTAGGTTTTTCTTATTTCACTAAACTAATTCAAAACACTGAACCAATAGATCAATACGATTTAATGGAGAAGAAAATCTCATTAATATGAGTAAAAGAAACATTAAGAAAAAATACAATAG